CCGCATTGAGCTTATTAATTGCTTCTCTCGTTGGAACCAATACTTTTCCTCCGAGGTGGCCACACTTTTTGACCGATGCAAGTTGATCCTCAAAATGAACTCCTGCGGCGCCTGCACGAATCATTTGTTTCATTAATTCAAATGCGTTTAATACACCACCAAATCCTGCTTCTGCATCAGCAACGATTGGCACAAAATAATCTATTTCACCTACGCCTTCCATCCATTGGATTTGGTCAGCACGCCTAAATGTATTGTTAATTTTTTCTACAACTTTTGGTACACTATATGCAGGATACAATGACTGGTCAGGATACATTTCACCTGCCATATTTGCATCGGCCGCCACTTGCCAGCCAGACAAATAGATGGTCTTCAAACCAGCTTTTGCCTGTTGTAGTGCCTGCATACCAGTTAAAGCACCTAATGCATTGACAAAAGGTTCACTCTGTAAATCTTGCCACAAACGACTGGCACCACGTTCTGCTAATGTAAATTTTTCATCTACAGAACCATATAATCTTACTACATCGGCCGCAGTATAATTTCTGCGTACACCTTTCCATCGTGGACTTTCTGCCCATTGTTTCTGTAATGCTTGCGCCAGTTGTTCTCTTGTAATCATATTAAACCTCCTGTGTTTCTAATATGTATGTTGCAAATGCACACAGGATTAAAATTATACTTTAAAACTTTCTCCGCAACCACATCGAGCTGATTCATTTGGATTGACAAAATCAAATCCTTCATTTAAACCTTTTTTTGTCCAATCCATAACCATATTATTTAAATATACAATACTTTTTGGATCAACAAATACTTTAACATTATGTGACTCGAAAGTTAAATCTTCTTCTTTTTTCAGATCTACAAATTCTAAAGTATATGCAAGACCAGAACAACCAGTAGTTTTTACACCTACTCGAACACCTTCACCTTTTCCACGTTTTATTAAATGATTTTTTACTTTTTCAGCTGCTAATGGTGTTAGTGTTATCAATTTCGTTTTTCTTTCTATAATCGCCTATGGCCGCTTTGATCGCATCCTCTGCCAATATGGAGCAATGTATTTTAACCGGCGGTAACGCAAGTTCTTCTGCAATTTGTGTATTCCTAATCTCCGCCGCTTGAGCAAGAGTCTTGCCCTTAACCCACTCCGTGACAAGTGAACTACTTGCAATCGCAGAGCCACATCCATATGTTTTAAATTTTGCATCCGTGATAATGCCATCGTCTACCTTAATTTGTAATTTCATTACATCGCCGCAGGCCGGTGCGCCAACCATTCCAGTACCCACAGAGGTGTCTTGTCGATCAAAACTTCCAACGTTTCTAGGATTTTCATAGTGGTCTATAACCTGTGATGAATATGCCATTTTATCTCCAGAAAAACAAAATTGCTTTTAGTTTATCGATATACTTTTGTAAATACTTGGCTTGAATGTTTTTTGCTAATTCAGGTTGTGGAAAATTCCAACCAATAAAAGCACCTACTAAAATCCAAAATAGAGTTTCTAACATTTATTTCTCCTTTATGCGGCTTTACCCCAAACATCTTCCCAATCTCCCGATAAAGCACCTTTTGCATAATCTGTAACACGATTCTCAAAGAAATTACCATGAATTGGACTGTTAATCATTTCTTCTACCCATGGTAACGGGTTCTTTTTAACTTTGAAAATTCCTTTCATACCAAGACTAATCAATCTACGATCAGCAATATAACGAATATACTGTTTAACATCTTCAGACGTTAAATCTTGCATTGGTCCCATGTCAAACGCAAGGTCGATGAACTTATCTTCTAATTCGACCATCTTGGTTGCAATGGTATATATCTGAGATTTAAGATCATCATTCCAAATCTCTTTATTTTCTTCGATATATGTTCTAAACAGTTTAATCATTGATTCTGTATGCATTGTCTCATCTACAATCGACCATGTAACAATCTGTCCCATGCCTTTCATTTTACCGTGGCGTGGGAAATTCAACAACATAATAAATGAACTAAACAATTGCATGCCTTCGGTAAATGCAGAGAATACAGCAATGTGTTTGGCTGTGTTTTCTTTTGATGTATTTTGATTTGAAATGTCTAAAATGTAATCGTGTTTCTGTTTCATGGCATCATATTCTAAAAACTGATTATACATGGTTTCAGGCAAACCAAGAGTTTCAATTAAATGTGAATATGCAGCAACATGTAGTGCTTCACGAGCCGCAAAACCAAGCAACATCATACGAACTTCAGGTTGTTGAAAGTATGGTAGATAATTCTTTACATAACCACCAGCAACATCTATGTCGCCTTGTGTGAAGAAACGAAAGATGTGTGTGAGAAATTGTTTTTCTTCTTTCGATAATTTGTTTTTCCAATCTTTTACATCTTCAAGCATTGGCACTTCTGTATGCAACCAATGAATTTGTTCGTGTTTCAACCATGCCTCATATGCCCACGGATAATAGAATGGTTTAAATGAATTTCTTTCTTCTGTTATGTTATGCTTCTTCTTTACCATATTTGTTCTCTCTTATAAATTTTTTTGCAATTGATAACGATGACGAAATAACCATATGCATATCCATGTAGGTATAAAGGCCACAACGGCCAATAAATGTCACCTTATCATTTTGTATTTCTCTATACTTCTTGTACAACTCTTTATTTTTTTCTGTGATAACTGGATAATACTTTTCACCAGTTTCTTTATAATCACAAGGTTCTTCATATGTAACTGTACTATAATTCATATTGGTACCATGCATTGGTATTTGTTTCCATTCTGTAACTCTTGTAAACTTATTATCGTCAGTAAAGTTTACTGTGGTGCATGGTAATATTTCATCAATTGGTACTGTGTGTGTATGAAAACGTATTGATCGATATGGCAATTCACCATAACAATAATCATAATATTCATCTATGGCCATCGAATTAAATATATGGTCATAATCATTTTCCATTGATTTATGATAATCAGTACTTAATTTAACTTTGATGCCGTTCAATATGTTTTCAAACATCTTAGTATAACCATCAACTGGCATATACTGATATTCATCTGTAAAACACCTATCATCATTTGTATCTCTAGGCTTTACACGATCAAAAACATCTTTGCTTAACTCTTTATAGTATTCACCCCACATCTTCTTTGAGTAAGGTTCAAAGAATACTTTAAATACATCATCTTTCTTTACATGTTTCAATGTATTTCTATTTACAGGAAAAGGTACAAATGTACCATCTTTCAATTTGGCCTTGATGTGGTGTTCGTACGGCACCCAATCTGTAAACTTGGTCAACCATTTAAATACTTCTTCGTTATTTGTATGAAATAGGTGTGGACCATATCTATGCACACGAATACCAAAACCATTTTGAAAATCATAAGCATTACCAGCAATATGATCACGGCGATCTATTACAGTTACATCATAACCAGCCTCATGTAACTTACGAGCAACTACGGCACCAGCAAAGCCAGCACCTACAACTAATATGCGTTTTGTTCCCATAGCCTATAAAAATCATCGCAGAAGAATGAAATATCTTCTTTGGCACTTACATGTATAGCAAGTGTTTTCATGGGCATCAACATCTTTACATCAGGTTTTACCCATACATTTGATAAACATGTGCCTTCCCATTTGCCATCTATTTCACCAATCTCCATTAGTTTATCAAATTCTTCTTTATATTTTGTTATTACTGATTTACGAACCATAAATGATTCATGTGTAAACCATGTAGTGCGATAGTAACGATCTGGTCCTGCAACCACAATACATGGCCTGACGTATGTTTCGTTATATAAATTTCTTGGGTGTAGATATAATTGTGCAAAATCTTGTGGAAATATACCAATGTCTACACTTAAATCAAAACTACTAAAAAACTTCCATGCATCAATCATTCTTTGTATTGAATAATTATAATGCAAATAATCATCTTCTACAATGTAAACTAATTCATCTTCAGGTAAAGTATCAATGTAATCATAGGCAACTTTAACTGAGTAACGTGACTTCTGTTTACCATTTAACCCATCTTGATTTCTTTCTGGTAAAAAATTAAATGTAGCAGAATGTGCAATCTCTTTAATTTTATTTTTTGTTTCTTCACTTGAGTTATCATCTATAATATGTAATGAATAGTCGCCATATTCATCCAATGATGACACAAGTGAATGTAAACATCTTACTATACATTCATCCTTTGGCACTATTCTATCGGTAGCCAAAGATACTCTATCGCAAGTTCTTAGTACAACATTAACCTTCACAGGCCAAACACACTTCTTCAGTCGCCAATTGTTTCAAATCAATTTCTTGTATCACTTGGCGTTCAATCTTTTTACTTACTTTATCGGCTTTGGCCAATTTTTCAGAACGACAATAGTAAAGTGTTTTCAACCCTTGTTTCCATGCTTGAAAGTGTACAGCATGGAGATATTTTACGTTAACATCTGGTCGAAAAAAGAGATTGATAGATTGCGCTTGGTCAATGTAACTTTGTCTGTTAGCTGCATGGTCCACAACCCATCTTTGGTCAATTTCCATAGAGGTTTTATACACATCTTTCGTCCATTCATCGAGAAAGTCAAGGTGTTGAATGGATCCATCGTTTGAGATAATTGATGACCAAATCTCATTGTAGTCGAGTTTACTGTCTGCATCGCATTTCTCCTTGATGATTTTATCCAAATATTTGTTCTTGTTTAAAAATGCACCACTCAATGTGTCTTGTCGATAAGCATTAGCTCGAAAAGGTTCAACAGAAGGGCTAGTGTTACCCATAATGATGGATGAACTAGCATTAGGAGCAATAGCGAGCATATGACTAAAGCGTAAACCGGTACCTTTAGCGTCAGGAGCTTCACCCCTTTGTTTACCAAGATATATGTTTGCTTGATCTAAGTGTGCTCTAATGTGTTTAAAGATTTTGTTGTTGGCTGATGTGGCCAAAGCAGATTCCCAAGCCAAATTGTTTCGCTGCAAATAAGCATGGAACCCAAGAGCACCGATACCAATAGAACGCTCCCGCTGGGCACTATACTTTGCACGAGCAATAGTGTCAGGAGCATTGTCAATAAAGTACTGCAAGACATTATCAAGCATTTCGGCAACGTCACGCAAAAATAATGGGTCAGATTTCCATTCATCAAAATACTCCAAATTAACTGATGATAAACAACATACGGCTGTGCGTTCTTTATCTGTTGGTAAAATAATTTCACTACACAAATTAGATTGTTTGATTGATAGGCCTAATTTCTTTTGAAACTCTGGCATCGCTGCATTACTTGTATCAATGAAATGCAAATATGGTTCACCTGTTTGCATACGAATCTCAAGTATGCGTTGCCACAATTCACGAGCAGGTACCGTATCACGCACTTCACCACTATGTGGGTCTTTAAGTTCCCATGTATCATCTGCATTTGGGTCTAACATACACTTTTCGATTAGATACATGAAGTCATCTGTAATATTGATGCCATGATGTAGATTCAAGCAACGCATATTTTGGTCGCCTGTTGGTTTACGCATCTCTAAAAAAATGAGAATATCAGGATGAGAAATATCAAGATAAGCAGCGTAAGAACCACGCCTTGTTCGGCCTTGCCGATAAGCAAGTGATGAAGCATCATAGGTACGCAAATGAGGCATAACACCAACCGACTTATCATCTGAACTACGAATTCCAATTCCAATTCCTATACCTCCACCTAACATTGAGAGCCAGTTAACTTCAGATAAACAATCAACAAGGCCTTCCGCAGAATCATCCAAATATGGAAGAAAACATGAAATAGGAAGACCACGCTTACTCCGACCAAAAGATAAAATGGGAGTACTATAAGAAAGCCAATGTCGAGAAGAATACTCATAAAGCCTTTGCGAGTGTTCAATGTTCGACCCAAAATGTTTAGAGACATATGCAAACCTTTCTTGTGGTGAAGTTTCATCTTCACGCATATAACTTTCTTTTAACCTTTTAATGCCTAATTCATCAAATAACGAATCTCTAGTGAAATCAACGGTGATGCCGTGAACGATATTGTTCATCCAATACTCCAATGTTATTATTATTTTGTTACAAATTCATTCGCCATCGGAAATACTTTGGCGATTACTTCTGCACATTTACGTGCAATTTCCATGTGTTCTTTTTGTGTGCCATTCGCAGAGCGAAGTTGTATGTAGTGAATCCATGATCTGAGTGTTCCATTCATGTATAATCTAGATACTGTAAGTCCTTCAGGTAATACTGCACGAGCCTGTTCTTTTGCAATACCATTTTTGATAGCCCATTCATATTCTCTTTTGGCTGCAAACAAAACTCTTTTCTGAGCTCTTTCCCATTCTATTTGTAATAAGTTATCTTCTGTCTCAATACTATTTTGACGATTCTTTTCATCTTGTAATCTTGCTTCACGAATTACAAAATCTAATTCTTTTGTTGGATCGGCGTATCTTTGACTAAACTCTTGAAAAGAAAAAGAACGGTGACGTAACATTTGTCTCGCAATATCTCTTGTAGTTTCTATTTCTAAACACATGCTCACCATTTCTAAAGGACTCCAATGAGCATGTTTGATAAGATAACGAATCAATTTGTCACTTGTATCTTTATTAGATTGATTGCTTGGATTCGACACTCTCGCACAGAAGGCAACCAATTCTGTCATATTCTCAACAAAATATACATCAGGTTGAGAATAACTAATCAATTCAACTTTCATATTTTTTTCCAAAATGTAAATTTAGCTTGCGCTTCAAGACCTTTGAAGGAGTTACTACTTATAATTTCTTGTATCTCACTTTGAGTATAACCATTCATAATCATTTCGTTTATGTCTTTACCTCTCATCGTATTAGGCCAAATAACGACATATTGATCGGATTTAATGGCATTTTGCATCAAATTCATCACTTCTTTATTTCTTGGTTCATTATCAAAAATTAAAATCTTTTTACCTGCTGAAATATTTTTTGCTGTCAATGAAAGATTTGCGTCACCACTTGCTATACAGTTACTTATAAACAATGAATCAAGTGGTCCTTCTACAATATAAACATCTTTTGATAAATCTACACGATCCATGCCAAATATCAACTTACTTTGAGAGTCATTGGTGCGAATCGTAATGTATCTCAATTCTCTTTCGCTTTTTACCAATGCACGACCTGATACTGCAATTAATTCATCATATTCATCATAAAAGGGTATTACAAGTCGTGGATCATCATATAAAATTTTGCCATGATTTGGTATCAGAGTATCAATGAATTGTTTGTAATGCTCAGTAAACAATAACTTATCGTGAAACTCGATTGGTATTTTTCTGTTTGAAACATAATCTAAACAAAAATGTCCACTTGGGAGTTTGCTGACCCATTCGGCATGGTCAAATGTTTTCGCCTTTTCAATTCGATCAAATTTCGGTGGGCTGATGTTGAGGACTGTGTTAGCGAGCGAGGAGTTATTGGTCTTACCTGATGTGTATCGCTCAAGTGTGTATTCTTTGTGTAAATTTTCATCAACGAACTTTATAAAATTACCAATACTTAACCCTGCACCACAATTATGGCAGGAATAAAACAAATCATTTAATTTACGGTACACATATCCACGAGCCTTTGTTTTATTTTTCTTACTGTCACCGCATATGGGACAGGAAAAATTCCAAAGGTAATCATTCTTCTGCTTAAAGTTTCGCAGACGGAATGAGAGTAGACGGATGTATTTAGAATCAACAGATAACATAATGTAAAGTGTAACAGAAAACTACAACAAAAACAAGTTTATTTGAAAAGTGTACCTAAAACACCTAGATTGACGTTGCCGATAATCCAACCGATAGCAATAGCTGCACCTAATATCATCCATTTATATTTGTCTATTTCTTTTAATGTAGCACCAACTTTATTGCCACCATCTTCTTCTTTATGGCGAATCAGATCGGCACGAATATTGTCAAGTCTTTCGGTAATACGAAATTCGACCTGATCTATTCTATCATGAATTTCACGGCTAATTGTGGTAATTCTTGAGTGCAGTTCTTTAATATCTTCTTGCAAATTATCTTCTGCCTTTTCGTGCTGTTCATGGCGTTGTTCATGAATAGTCAACATACGAATCATGTTGTCATTCATTTCTTGAATCTTTTCAATTGATTCGGATAGTTTTTCACACACACGATCAACTTGCTGTATATCTTTTTCGAGCAAGCCAACTTTCATTTCTATGTTGTGTATTTTTTCTTCTTCAGGATACATCTTTGTTACACCTTATTGCGGCAATTTGTGATAGTAGGCATTTCAAATCTACCATTTCTTGATCTATTTTTTCAAGAACCGCTTTTACTTCTGCATCCGTTTGTTGTTTATCTTGCACATATTCTGCAAAACGTTTTGGTTCAACAGGGGTTAGTGTAACATCTTGTAAATGGTAAGACATATTATTTATTTTCATAGTTTTGGTGCCTCGCTCTTTTTAGCAAATTTTTCTGAGGCAGTAACTCCAAGGCCGGCGATGGCAATATACATCATACCCTCAAACACATTTGGATCTACCTTATAATCCCAAAATAAATCTGCAACAAAGGCGATAGCACACAAAACAAATGCGGCGATTGTTACTGCTCTTTTACTGCTGATAAGATCATCTGTACCATCAGATAACATGCTGTGAAACCAATTCACGCCAAAGCACTCACAATTGAAATAGCAGTTGTAATTGCAGCATGAAGTTGTTCTTTCTGCTGCATTTCTTCTGCGTTCATTGTTACGGTTTTTTCAATTTCAAACCCACGAAGAAAATTTAAATATTCTTCTTTGGTAATTTCACCTTGTTCAAACATTGATGTAGCTTCACGATATGAAGCATCTATTTCATTTAAAGTCATCTTGGTTTCTTTCCTATTACTTTTTGGGCCACTTCAGCAGACCGATTAATTTGTTGTAACTTGATTCGGCAAAAACCTTCAGAAACACCAGTACCTTTAGCATACAATTCCCTTCCTTGTTTTGTTAATTCTACGAGGTTGCCTGCCAATTTGTGAGCATCAGGATTATCAGGTAAATATTGTGTAAAGTTTTTCAACTCTACTGAAATGAAATAGAGACCTTCAAAATTATCTTTTGATTTGCTTTGGTCTTTACAATCTTCAACAGCCAATTCAGATAGTGTGCGGACTTTGTTGGTCAATGCATATTCAAGGTTATCATATTTAGCCATAAAGAAGGCATCGTAGACTTTATAACCAACCGCACAGCCTGAAAGAGTGGTTGTAAGGAGTATGGAGAGGATTAAAGATTTCATTTTATTCACCAATACCTAGTTGACCATAATATAATGGATAAACATTTTTCCATGTTGTTGCTGTACCTATTTGAGGACCACCAAGTGATACGTTGGTTGCAATTTTATCTGATGTAACTGCACCAGTTTGAATTTCATTTGAAGATATTTTAGTGAGTGCCATTTGTTTTTCTCTGTTATTTTATGAGCGAAGTGCAAATGCTGTTGTTGTACCGCCTATTTGTGCAAATTGCCAATTTGTTGCAGATCCTACTTGAGCAGGAGAAGATCTATTAGCGCCGTATGTTATATTGTCTCCAAGCATTCCATTAATATTTCTTCCCCATGTAAATAATTGATTTGAAGTTGTAATAGCCAATGCATGACCACCAAATATTCTACCAGATTTCCATGTAGTAAGTGATCCTAATTGTGTTGGACTTGATCGAGAAACAAGATCATTCAAACCTGTGTTACCATATGCAGAACTTCCCCAAACCCATGCTGTTCCATCTGTTTTAACTCCAAAACATACTGTTTGACCTGGCCAGACTTCTCGCCAATTTGTAGAAGAACCAATTTGTATTGGGCTTGATACATTGACGGCAGTATCATTTCCGTAAACTCCTTGAATATTATTTCCTCCAAACATCCAAAGAGTACCATCTGTTTTAACAATAGATATTAAAAACTGACCAACATTAATTTTTGACCAATTTGAAAATGTTACTTGAGTAGGACTTGATCGATTAATAACATCATTAAGTCCCAATGAACCATTAGAGCCAGAACCCCAAACCCATAATGTATTATCAGTTTTAGTAGCAGTTACAACGTTTTGGCCAGCCCAAATGCCATTCCAGGTTGTTTCTGTGCCTATTTGAGTAGGACTTGATCGATTATTAGAATGGTGAATAGCATCATTAAGTCCCATTACTGCATTAGATGGTCCCCAAGTCCAAAGAGTACCATCAGTTTTAATTGCGAAAAAACATGTTCCACCTTGGCCTTGACCGACTTTACTCCAATTTGTTGCTGTACCTATTTGCACAGGACTTGATCGATTAATAGCATCATTAAGTCCTAAAATGCCACCGGTGCCAGAACCCCAAGCCCATAAAGTATTATTAGTTTTTATGGCAATTCTACTGCCATTAGTTGCGCCATTAGCACCTTGTTCACTTGTCCATGTAGTATCTGATCCAACTTGAACAGGACTTGATCTAGTTGTATTAACTGGAACATTTAATCCAGACTGACCGTTAGTATCATCACCCCAAACCCATAATGCTCCTGTGATCCAAGGAGGTGGTACTGTAACCGTCAAGCTAAATGTTCTTGGTGTATCTTGTAACTCAGCATCAATAGCATTTACATCAAATGAATACGTAGTTTCTGCACCAATACTTACAGTACCATAAAAAAGCCCATTAGCCAATAATGTGGTACCTGCTGGTAATGCCGTAGTATTGCTATAAGTTACAGCTGAATCTGAATTGGCACTAATGTTTACAGCAAAGGCCGTATTAGATACCTGACCACTTAAAGTGGCTGCTGTACCCCATATTGGAGTATTTGAGTAAGTTACACCTAAAATTTTAATTGCAGTTCCACCATCTGGATTTGTAACATATAAATTATATGAACCAGCAGTTCTTGATTGTGTTTGAACTCTTAATGTAGTACTGTTAATAAATGTAGTGCTTGTTGCATTTGTTGTATCGATTGTTACAATAGCACCAGATTGAAAGTTTGCACCAGTAATTACTAGATATCCACCAGCTGTATTTACAGCAGTATCATCTAATACTGTATAAGAACTATTGGCGACATTGACTGTAGTGATTCTTGGTGTAAGATTGGCTGCAACGGCCGCATAGGTCGCATAAGTTGCCGTTACATTTGCACCTAAATCTGTTGTGTTAATTGATGCGGCTTCATAAGAACCTGGTTGAATTTGTGTTAACGGCATTTTTATTTTTCCTTAGGCTCGTAGTAATCTTTATATTTAATGATGATTGTTTTCTGTTGTGCAATATAGTTTCTTAATTCTGCCATCGTCAATGCTAACTGTTCATAACCTTCATCGGTCAATCCAAACAGAACTATATCAACACCTTTTTCTTCTAATCGTTTAAAAACTTCTTGAGCATTATCTTTTGTAATAATAACCCATTGTAATTCTCTTGCCTGAATTGGTGCTGGGTCGGACAAGTTTAACCTTGTTCTCTCTACAGCTTTTGTTTTTATCTCAATTGGCTCTACAGACTTCCAACCAAGTATAGAACAACCACTAATGAGAGGGAGCAGTATAGTTGCGATCAATAAGGGACGGACATTCACGGTTTGCCTCTACAGGGGTTTTAGCTGCTTTTTCTTTTTCGTTAAGTGGTGCACCTGATGCCAATTCAATACAACGCAAGGCATTTACTGTACCACGATTTACTAACTTTTCTACTAATTCTGGATTCTCTATTGCTCTTTCACCAATATCTCTTTTAGAAAATTTCTTTGAAAGAGAATCTACATCTTTTTTATTCTTTTCGTTTTGTTGTGCCAGTTCTTTATTTGTTTCTTGTATTTGTGTAATATCTTTTTGTTGTTGTTCTAATAATTCTTGTTGTTTTTGTATACCATCTTGTAACTTCTGATTGTTCATTTCAGATACCGCTAAGTCTGCCTTTAGATTTGTAACATACCAACCACCTGCGGCCAAACCAGCAATGATAATCAAAACAATGACAAGTTTAATTGCTTGAAACATTCTTTCTTCTCATATAAGCAATAAACGAAGCAGTCTTTCTTTTCTTAATACCTGGTTCGCCTTGAGATCCAACACCAAGGCCAGCAATATTACCACCACTTACATTGTTGACAGGCATTTCTTCTTTCAATCTCTTTTTTCTACCTTGACAATGAGCTCTCTGTGAAAATCCTTTTGGATTATTACAGTCGATACTTCTTTTATATTTGTCTGACCAGGTCATTTTATGTCTCTTAGTACATCTGCAATTGTCATATCAACAGCAATATCAGATGATTGTATATTTTGTCCTTTAATGCCTCTTACCGTAATTGGCATATAACTTAAAAACAACAAATAAGTTTTTAATGCAGACCAATCACTTTTACTAATCTTAAAAAATAACATGCGTGTGGTTGGTTCAACACCAAAAACATTATATAAAACTATCAGATGATTAAGAATCAAACGTTCTCTTAATTCACCGTATTTTGTATAACGCCGAAAAAGTCTTTTGATATAATTAAATCGTTTCATATCCTCAGTAAATTCACTCATTACACAATTAGGACTATCATACGATTTAATTGCATACATCATAATATTATCATTCGTCAAGTTATCAAAAGACATTATTCTTCGTTATCTTCCTCCGATACTAGATTATCAATTGTTTCTTCATCACCTACCTGTGCATAGAAATCATAATAACCGTCATCGGTAATAGCATATAAAACATAAAGGTAAATCATTACATCAGGGTTGTCATACTGATTTAAATCAAAAGTAATTTCATCACCTTCAGGATCTAAATCATATAGAGCAGGCATATCAAGACCAAAACGATGTAATGTTTTGCGAATCTTTTGTATGCCAGCCTGTGCGTTTGGTACAGGAAACTCATTTAGTTCCCTGTATAACAAACTGTTTATTTCACTCTGAATATGAGGGTTTAAAACAGAAGAAGATGCACGTTGAGAAGGCTCGTGCGCTTCTTCTGCTTGACCTGGATCTATATTCAGAAATTCTTTAAAGTGAATCATTAGGTGTTAGCGTAAACGATATTATCATTAGCTGTTGTTTGAATGTCTCCACTCATACCGCCAGCAACAATGACTTCCGTTTGCACACGACCTTCACGACCACCTGTTCCTGCTGTGCGTAAAACCCAACCAGTATGAGCTGGTTTGTTTGCTTTGTTTGCAGCAAGAGCAATCTCTGTAGTATCTACACCAAAAACACCGATAGCGGCGCCTGGTACATACGCACCAGTAGTAGTATTTGCATAGAGTGTATAACCATTAGCAGACACACCGAGTCCGCCAGCAACGGCAAATTTTGGTGCGCCAGTATTGGCATCAGTTGCAGAAAATAAAGGCATTTCTTTCTCCTAAAAATTTATTTGGTATTTATGTTACTGCGTTATCGACCTTTTGAACCTGTGAAGTAAGTGTTGGATTTGCTTGAAACTTATCATCGGGTTCAGTTTTCTTCTTCATAATGTCTTTTACAATAGCAGCCTTACGAGTTTCTTCTTTCATAGGTGCCTTTTTCATCTTTTCGACTTGTTTTTTCATGGCCATACGAGCAAGATGGCGAGCAGTCGAATATCCTTTACCATGTTTGCCGGGTACTACTTTTTCTTTTGATTTTGTACCACCTTCGAATGGAGGATTTTCTACAGATTCACTTACAGATTTCCAACCACCACCTTTTCCTTTATACCATTTTGATGCCCAACCATTTGCATATGCTGATGGATACACATCAAACTTTGATCGTGCTAACGCTTTTGCTCTCGACCATAAAGATGGGTTCGTAGGAACATTCTTTTCATCTAACTGTTCTACTTCTTCACGCTTCATGGCTGCAGCAAGGCCTTTTTGACGGCGTTGCATGATATTTTTAGCAATATCACGATACTCACCTTTTTCGGCATGTGGTTTTAATTGTTGAATACTTTTTTGTGCTTGAGTTTTATAAGAAGAAACTGTAGATGGTGATAATTCATCTAACTGTTCCACTTCTTCTTTCATACCTTTACGGCGAGATTCGCCTTCCATAAATGCATGGAGACTTTCAAACTCACTAAAAGATTTGGCAACTTTAACTTGATACCATTCTTCAACTTCACCGCCCATATCAATATATTCAAGAATTTCTTCGCAAGCATATTTGATGAAATGCAATTGTGATTTTACCATTTCAACTTTTTCCATGGTATCACTTTGTTCCTGCATCGCCATTTTTTTGACATGTTTTACTTGTTGATCGTATTCTTTTTCGCCAACGGTATAATGTTCCTCATTGTCTGTTGATGTATGAGGTTTATCTTTTGATTTACCTTTAGCGTAACGAATACTGCTGAAAACTTCAGACGGTTTTTTCATTTCAGGCACCTTTCTTGGCCATTTTGGTGGCGGTGGCATACATTACTGATTTAGCGTCCTCACCATAACGCTGTTTAAAGCCAGACATTTTCTTTTTCATCGACTTAACAATTTCTTCTTTCTTTGCAGTTTCTGGCTCTGTAAGTGTACGCTCTTCAATGGTTTCGATGGCAACACCATTTGTTGCATTTAAATCGGTGACTTCAACTTCTACAGTTTCTTCTTTTACTTCTTCATTTAAAACTTCTTCTTCTTTTTTAAGTGATTCAAAAAGATTCTTTAATCCGCCTTCTTGATACTGTGAAAGTAATCCTGTAAAAGATTCATTTACACGGGTAGAACGAATATAATTTTGACGAGCACCATATTTTTTCTTAGCAGGTTTAGGACTCAAATGTCTTTTTGCTAATCTTTCTTCTTTATCCCAATCTGTGACGCCTGCTTCAAGATCTTTCTCGGGTGTTCTTTCGTGTTTCATACCTGTTGCAGTTTTTGTTGCTGTTCCCATAGTTGTTTTCTTTTTGGTGCCTACAGGATCATCTTTTTCAAATACTTCATCAATCTGCTCTACTTCTTCTTTCTTCACTTCTTTTTTAGCACGAAGCAGTTTGAAGTCGTGAGCATCAATCTTGTTATTTTTATTGGCATCAATCTTATGTTGTTGACCTTTTAATTCTTCTTCCAACATCTTTGGTTCCTGCTTTGCAGATTCACCAGCCAAAATCTTGGCAACTACATCTGCGACATTTCTTGTTTTTTGGTTGTCAAATTGCATGGTTTTTCTCCTGAGTTTTAATAAATTTCTCGCCATTGTAATGCAGCTGCTACGGTTGCAGATTGATTACCGGCTGTTGTAATTGTTCTGACCACTACTACATATACTTCTGAATTTGTTGAATCAAAATTTTGTGTAATAATATTTTTCTTTGCGGTAGAAATTCCTCCGGTGCTTACTGGTGACAAGGAATTTTGTGATGACCCTGACGGAACAAATCCAGACAATAACATATCTCCGTTAGCTGAATCATATGTATTAGCATTAACGCAATATTCACAACCACTATCCGAATCTGCTGAAGTCCACACTAACGCACCTGTGCTATTTGCCAAATGTCCTTGATTTGGTAATTTTATAATCTTAAAAATAATACTATTTGTTTCCGCATATAGTGAAAGAGTTTCCAATTTTACACTTAATCTATTAGGGTAAGTTTGAAATGTATTTTTTAATCTCAATGCAATAAGTGGCAATTCTGTCGCAGATGGTGTAGCTGTTGTTCTTGCATCACCAACAACCGACCAATCAAGTCCAGATTCATTGTAACCACCCTCTGCAATAACAGTAGCACATATTTGATCCATAGAACCGCCAGAAGTTGTTCCTGTATTTCTTATTTCACAACGAACTGGTAAATTTGGATTTGAAATATAAACTTCATCCAATACATTTGAGTGATAGTATTCATGTGCTATAATAAACGCACCATCGTGAACAAAACCAACACGAACACGACCAACACCTAACCATTGAAAGTCAATATAAATTAATTGTGTTTTTGAAGTATCGATATTGAAACCTGATGCTCCTGTGCCATCACAGCGGTCAACATTCCATTGTGATTGTGGCACTCTACGCTTATAAGAACCAATATCTGTTTCTAATGGAGTACCAGTAACAAAAGAACGAATTACAAAATTTAATGTTCCGTTATCTGTGCCGGTTGATGTGTTTGAACCAACTTGCTCAAAATAAATTCCATCACGGTCATCAAAGTATCCAGTTCTCTTTGTCACATTTTGTTGTGCGTACCCAAACACAACAGAAGAAAGAATAACTTGTGATTTGCCTGGTTGATAACTATGATAAAATTTACTTTGGTGTACCGATACAGATGATGTGCTATTGTTTGTTGATAGTGTAGCAGAAGCAGTATTTCCTGTAAACACAACTGAACCGCCATTTGCAGTAAAATCTATAAAGTTTGGGTCAATTGCGTAAAGATGTTTGTAGTCACCAAGTGTAAATGGTTCTGCAACACGCAAACGGCCAAAAGCATCACCAGCAGTGCCAGAAAATGCAGCATCAACTGGCAATCTATTTCCGGTCGACACAATATCACCATTGGCACCATTGGCCAAATACATGACCTCATAGATGTGCCTATTGGTGTTTAAAAACTGATTTGTTTGTGTCGTAAATTGTGTCATAATATATTAACAGTTCCACTTTCTTAGTGCTTTATTGATGCGTGAATCGGGATCATTTGCGGTTTTAGCAGATGTTAAACGCTTCTTCATTCCACCCATTCTTGCACAGAATGATTTACGGCGATTAGCGGCTTTTGAACCAGGTTTCAATTTGCTTGGTTTTGTTGTGACTGCCATTGAAAGTTTTGAACCTGGATTTTCACGGCGATATGATTCAATACCTTTACGATTCAAACCACCTTCAGGATTTTTACCTTCTTTGCGTTGCCATGCGGCCACTTCATCGATTTGTTCTTCTTCTTTTACGCAAGAACCTTTTGAGTATGCAGTTTTTCCTGGAGCAGGTTTGTATCCTGGCCAGCAACGTTCTGCAATAAAATCTTTTAGTCTTTTCATATTGGGTTCTTTGTTTTAAATGTTGAAAGGTTAATTCCTTTTTTCTTTAATTCATCTTCTTTCTGAGCACCAATCGATGCACCAGTTTCATCACCAGTCATTTCATTTGTAACCGTAACTTTACCATCTTTTTTACGGTTCTTTTCACCCATATCTCGACCAATTGATTCGCCGGCAGCTGCCATAGAAATACCTGGTTCGATGCCTTTGTCAATTGATTCTTTTACTTCTTTTTTCCTTTTCCAGATTTCGGCGAGGGTGATTTTTTTGATTTGGCCGGAGGATTCTTCATCACTGCTGGTTTCTTCTCCGGCGTAGGCGTGCTTTTTTGCGAAACCGTAGGCTGTGGTGCCGCCGATGATTCTTCTTTTCTCTGGCTTGGTGTTTTCGCTAATGAGTCCAGAACTTCTGGTTGTGGTGTTGAAAATAGATTCTTCAGAAAGTTTAACATCTTCATTCTCCTCGTTTAATTTAATTACATAACCATTTTTATATGGCATTACAATACCATTCTGTGTATGTGCTTCTCTTGCAGCAGCTGCTCGAAGCATAAATGTTCTTACTTTACCATTTTTATCCGTAAGATATTTTGGTTTCTTTTGTTCTTCAAAATTATTAAGATCAACTTCATCAATTGAAGTGCCTAACAATAATACATTTAATGAATCTCTATCGGATAATTCATATGATTCAGATAATTTACCTTTACCAAAATTAGAAACGTTTACAGGTTTTCCACCTTTACCAGATCGATCAGCAACAGGATCATGGCGGCGTTTAGCTGCAACTGCTGATGCTCTTTCTTTTTTACTTAATTTAGCACGCTTCTCATTTGACATACATTTTGGTTTTGGTTCACCTGGTTCTCTTGCACAAGGACCAATTGCTTCACCTTTACTGTTAATTCTTTTCCAACCACCTTCTGGATCTGTTTTACTAAACCACTTGCGTAAATCTTCTGCAATCAATTCTTCAAATTCTTCGTTGACAGGTTTTTTCATAGGTTCTTTCGGTACTTCAACTAATCTATCATGCACAGAACGGAATGTAACTTTACCATTCGTTCCATATCTACCAAAACCATAATATTGTAAACCTCTTTTCTTGGCATCTTCTGCAGCCTTAGATGATGAATGTGGTTCTTTTACTTCAACTTCTTTGTTTACTTTCATCAGATCTTTTCTCTGTAATTCAGAAGCAATCCAATTTTTAGATGTATCATTCTTCGCTGGTTTATTTGTAAACTTTTGAATGTTTTTATAAATTTGTGTTAATTCTTCTGTTTTTGCTTTTACAACTTCTGGTGGTGCAGTACGCAAATCTTGTGAATTGTCAAACTCATGATAGTTATCTTTAAACATTTCTGCATACTTTGGTCTTGCATTTTGTGATGCATCCCATTTTTGTTTTCTTATTTCTTCTGGTACTGTACGACCACCTCTTTGGCCACGTTCAATGTTTCTTTGCATCGACACATCATCAGCAGTATTCACCATTACCATTGATGACTCGTAACCTAATTCTTCTAACTTCTTTTTAATTGTTCCAATCTTTTCTGCATCATCACCTGTACCATTAATGATAAGACCATTACGACCCATTAATGCAAGGCGTTGACGCAACTCAGTCATATTCTTGGCTTTACCACGAACTAAATCACGGCGATGTTTCTCGGTTGCAGGCATTGTTTTATCAAGACCATGTTTGTCCATTAAAAACTCTAATGCCTTATCAGAATTAATTTCAACAAGACCATGTCCTTGTAATGTATTATCCAAAACATAATCTTTACCAGAACCAGGACCACCTGCCAAGAAAACTGCTTTGAAGATTGATTTGTCATGCACACCTTCATTAAGTAATTCTTCAAAATCGGTGTTCACATCTTCTTTCAATCCCATACCTTTACGAACATCTTTGAACATTTCAAATGCATGTTCATGTGACATTGTTGATGGCACACCTTTTTTAAAGTGAGCAAAATTATTTGTTTTTGCGTGTTCTCTCATCTTACTTGCTGACATACCTTCTACACCTTCAGAATCAGGATCTCTATCACCTGCTGAGTGTACTTCTATCTTTTTAAAATTAAAACGACCATGTGGTCCTTTTACACCATTATATTTGTGTAGAAGATTATGAAATTCTTCTACACGATCTTGGCCACCAACCATATGAAAATGAGTCACACCTGCTTTGTGTAACTTGGCGGCCTGTGCTAAAAAATTTGGTGCCTCTTTGTCTGATGCCATAACATGGACACCAGGAAATGCACGTTTAGCATGTTTTAATTTTTGTGCTGCGGAGAGTGGATTTTTCTCAGAATCTTGAGAGTGCGAAACTACGATATGTGCAGTACCGCCAACCTTTTGTGCGATACTTTTGACTTTATTGACTAGTTTTTCGTGTCCGAGAGTTGGTGGATTAAGGCGACCAAATGCCATAACAGCGTGTTTTTCTCTCTGCTCAAATAAAAAATCTTTAAATTTCATATGTAAATGCCTTTAAAACCGCCGCAAGATTTATATTTTTCGCCTCTTAACATTGTTTTAAAATTACCATAATTTAAATTATTTTCTTTACAAAAATCTCTTATATTTTTAATAATTTTTTCCTCGCCTGTTGGAAAAATAATTTTAGCTTGGCGAGCAAATAATTTGTCCTGTCTTTCTTTCATATAACTTCTATCAAATTTATTGCCACCAAAAGCATCTTTTCTTCTTTTTTCATAATCTTTAAGTGAAATATTATCCCAAAACTTTTTAGATGCTAAACCTGATTTTATTGAATGTTCTTTTCTTTTTTCTTCTGATAAGTTAGTAATTATATCTCCACCAGTCGCCACCTTTTTTTCATTATAATAACGAATTCCAAGCTCAATAGGTTGAATCATATCCAACCAATATTGTTCTCTGGCAAGTAATTCTTTAGAAGTTATTTTTTCGTGAGATTCCAAAATTCTTCGTTTAAAGGAATCTGGTCTACTTTTGAAGGCGGATTGAAAACGGCGATTACTTCCAATATAACCATCCGTTGGAAGACCTAGATGGCTTCCAAGGTAATATTTTTTTCTAATTATATCGTACCATAGGTACACGAACCCAAATCTCATATCTCTCCCGCCTCTACAGCAGTTAATCTATTTGCTATTTATAATTTCTTGCAACGGAATAACATTATCCGTACAAAGACCAAAGAAACCTTTTTTGATAGATTCTTCAAGTGACCACTTCAGTTCAGGCATTACACCAATGGTCATAGGGCCAGCTGGTAGTTGGCCTGGATATGCCCAAGTGTAACCAAAACTGGTCATCGTGTAATCATCTTCTTGATGCCAAAAACAATTGAATCTTTTTAATTTCAAAATCTCATGTAATGATTCACGCTCTTTACAATGCAACCAAAGCCAATCTTTGTTTTCTAATAGATATTGTACTGTAACTGGATATTGTGGTTCATCATGGCCAAAATAAAATTGATCATTACTCCAGCGTAAATCGACTTCAACTGGTGTATCTTTTGAAATGCAATAATCTACAATTTCAGGTCTGTTTTCATTGAACAGATCTGGTCCATCTAAATTACCTCTGTGTGATATAATCATCATAAGTTTATAATTACTCCCATGTTTTCACCATCTGGATATGGTAATTTTACTTCAATGCTTTTTCCAAATACATTTTTTACATGATCATGCACTTTTTGAGTGCAACTCCATGGATAAATGTCATGAAAAACAAATACAAATTTTTCTGCAAGATGCGGTTTAATTGCATCAACATCTTTAATCATTTGGCCTTCAAAATGCCCAGCATCTAAGAATACAAAATCAAGTTTATCTGTGAAATGTTTTGTTATTGTAGAACCAACATCATCTGGTGACCAACCAATTTCTGGAAACATTGTACCTTGCAATTCAAATTTTTCTACAAGATATTTTACACTTTTGTAACCGTCTGATTGTTCATACACTTGTCTTTCAAATGTTTCATATGTGCCAGCATTGTCATACTTTTCTTCTACATATGCATCCATTGTTACAAACTTACCACCTGTTTTTTTAAATGCAGTACCGATGGCAGAACCTGAAATGCCAAATGCGGTTGCTAGTTCAAACCCTCTTTGTAAATTATTTTCTAAAACAATGTTATGCAAAAAGTCCCACTCTTTCTGCATAATACTATAAGGTACAGAATGACCTTTCATCTTAATGTGGCCACGGCCACTTCTTTCGTAACCTACAGGACCATCATTAAAATTTAAAATTTCTTCAAGCATTCTCTTTATCCATTTCTACATACGCACCTTTTGGTGTATGCATTAATGTTTTATTGATATTAAATTCTTTCCAGTTTAGACCTAAATTTTTAATGTGTTGTTCTGTTATGACATGGGGACATAATAACTTCGTTTGTGCATAAATTGGTGCAATAAAACAAATAATTTTAGAGAAGAACATCATCTGTGCCAAATTACCAACTTGCATCAAATCACCAGTACCTTGGCCTAAATGATTTCGATGTGCAATAGTGTAGAAAGTATTTGGTTCAAACTCTGGAAGATTCTCATGAAAAATCATATCAGGCCGCATACGAATAACTAAATCATAATTGTTTTGTAATTGAGCCACATGTTTTTCCATCAATGCAACACCTTGATGAATTTTATAATACATCGATAGAATATTTTTTGGTCGATGTGCAAAGTTTTCAAAGTATGTACCACAATGTTCAAAGTGTTTATTGAAATCTTTCCAATATTCTTTTACATAATAAAGTGGTTTGTATGTATCAATTACTTCCTGATCTACAATTTCAGGTGCACCTTCGTAGATGCCTGTTTCATTTTGTTTGTCACCAGGAATCCAATATGCTTCATCATCCCAAGTGTGAATAAAAATATCGGGTGTGTAACGATCAATAATTCGTTCTTTAAAATTAGGAAACACCTGCTTCCAACAACGCAGGTGTCCTGTCAAAATAACAGCAGTTTTCATTTGTGATTTTCCAAGAAATAATTTAAATCTTCAGGTGTACCAATACCCCACATCTTTTCGATTTGTTTGACACGAATTTTTTTACCATCTTCAATCGCCTCATTGAATACAGGACAAACATAGAATTCATTGTTTGTGCGAATATTTTTTGCAATCATTTGTTCTGCATACTTAACATAATCAGAACCTTTTTTCCAAAAGTAAATGCCTACAGTTGCGTTATCAGAAATAGGTTTCTTTTCTGCAACTTCTGATACAAAACCATCTTCATTTAATTTAGCATACGACCATTTTGGATGCGTGGCTTTAAATGTCAGAATACCACCATCAATCGCATCAGCATTGAAAGCGTACATACACTCATTTGAATTCCATTCAACATACTGATCAGAGTTTGCCATTACAAGTGGTGCATCATTATCAATAAATTCTTTTGCAAGTAAAGTTGTGCAGGCGGCACCTTCTGTCATGCCATCGACCTGTACAATTTTACAATTAGGTGTAATTAAATTCAGTAGATACTTTAAATTATATTTTTCATAATGTTCTTTTTGCACGATGAAAATATAATTGGCTTCTATATTTAAATTTTCTACTACAACTTGAATCATTGGTTTACCATGAACTTCAATCAATGGTTTTGGAAATGTATAACCTGCTTGTGCAAATCTAGAACCTGCACCGGCCATAGGAATTAACACATTTAGTTTTTTATCACGCCATGGTATTGCAGAGTCACGGTGGGATTTTTCATATTCTTCAATTTTTTCCATAAATCGTAATCCATTTAAGTCATTCGCATTTTCTACAGGATAAAGTATTGCACCAGAATCAATGGCACCTTGACGGCCAATGTGACTATCTTCAATGATAATAGTATCTTTTGGTAAAGCACCAAGTGCTATCATACATTTCCAATACATTTCTGGAAATGGTTTTGTTCTTTTCACATCTTCATTACTTACAATGTAATCAACATGGCCTAAAATTCCAATTGCGTCAAGAGCAATGCGAATTGTTTCTCGAATGGAATTACTGGCAACTGCAACTTTCCAACCTTTTAATTTACATTGTGTAATAATATAGCGAGCAGTATGATTTATTTTTAAGTCACTTAATAACTTAAATGTTGCATTTTGTTTATCTTGCCAAACTTGATTGAAATACTTTCTATCTAAACCTTTTTGTTCAGATAAGAGTTCAAGTTTTCTTGTGGTGTTGAGACCATCATATGTGCTTAAATGTTCTTCACGACTAATCACATATTCTTCACCAACTTTTCGTAAAGCCTCATTTAAAGCATCGTAGTGAAGTTCTCTTGAATCAATTAAAACACCGTCAAGATCAAAGATAACCAATTTAGCGGGCATCACGGTGTACCTTATTATGTTTCACAATTGATTTGCCATTACATTTCCATTTAGCACTTGTACGCATACGCAAAGACCATTCAACATCTTCTGCGGTACCCCATGTCATTTCTTCGTTCATTGGAAATTTTTTGTAAAAATCCTTCTTAACAATCATATAACCACCAGACTGGTACATACAGCGGGTGTGTGACCAATCATCATAAGACATTGCTGTATATCTTGGAAAAATTGGAGAATCCCATGTGACCCAATCGGTGAAGTGGCGATTGCCGTTAATCAACAGTTGTGCGTTACTGCAAACATCCCAATCATCACCAAATTCTACAAAGTTTTTATACCAATCAGAATCAAATGTATAGTAATCATGCATCACGACTACATTATCATACTTAGCAGAATCAACTAACATATTTTTCTTGCGTGTAATCCAACCTTCTTTTTGTGTTTCATCAAATTCTATGGTGTTTTTAAACTGGTCATTCTTTGGGCCAATTAAAAGAATTTCATGATCAAGAATATTCAATGCTTTGATTGAATCAATTACACCTTGAATTTGTTCGGTGTTCTCATATAATGTTAAAATACCAAAACTAAATTTCATGTTAACCTCATTATGTCATCAACTGTATGTCTAATCAAATGATTATGTATAACATATTCATATGCATTTTCTGAACGAATTGTGTTACGTAAAGTTTTATATTTTCTCATATACTTCAATAATTCTTCATCTCTATCGTATGTAAAACCAAAATCGCTCATTAGGCGGCCGCCAGCGATATTGCGTGATGCCCATGGCGTATGATTTAACATAGATTCTAAAAGAACCAATCCAAATCCTTCACGGTGAGAGTGCATAATGTAAAGATCCGATTCACGAATTGCAGACATAACATCGTTGCGATCATCAATCATTAATGGTCTGACATATTCTGATTCTCTAGGCATTAGACCATAACGATTATCATAACCAGTTAAAACTAAAGTAATATCCCATCGACCAACTTGATTAAAAGTATCAACCAATTCATGCATCGCCTTGTTTGGCCAATAACCACCACAAGATAGAAACATCAATTCTGTTTTGATGCCATATTTTTCTCTAAAGCCTGGCATGCCAGTAGAAGATCTTTCATCGATGCCATGACTGATTCTTTTTGCTTTCTTTTCAAGACCTTTTTTCTTAATCCAGTCCCAATCTTCTGGCGCTGAGCAACCGATGTATTGTACATGTTCACAAGCGTGTTTATATGTTTCACTTTCAGAAGGAATGATTAACATGAACAACATTGGAGAAATCTCAGCAATAGCATGAGAACGATTCAAAACAAAATCTTGAACACCAACATCACCACCATGTACCACAATTAGATCCCATTTTTGGCCAAGTATCTCTGCATTACTTGTAACCTTTACACCGTTTCTATCACCTTTGTGTTCACCCGTCAACACAACGGCTTCATGGCCACGGCGTACAACTTCTTCTGCCATATCTCGAACATAGTTTTCAGATCCACCAGGAAAAGGAGGATAACGATGCACAACAAACAGTATTTTTTTCATCCGTATTTTTTCTCCAAAACTTTTGCAATCGCTGGCACTCTATCGTATTGGTGAACGATACAAAATTCTGTTCCTTTATTTGTTTTGACAACATCATTTTCAAACTTAGGACTTGGTTCTAATAGATATGGTTTAAACTTCTGTATCTTTGTTGGATCACCTGTAGTTCCTAATTGACATGCCCATCCATTTTCAGATTTCATGTATAAAGATCTTTCAGTATACGGATGTTGTGAAATCATAAAGTTGAATGTTGATTGATCACAAATAGGAATAGGACGGCCTGTACATGCTACAAAAATATTTAAACATAAATCTTTCATAGCTTTAGCTCGACCACCTAAAACACCTACATTGTAAATTTCATTATCTTTAAATTTCTCATAGATGAATTGACCATAAGTCTCTTTTAGGTTTTGATCACCCCACGGTTCATTCTTATAACGAATACTTTCAGAAGCAAAAACCAAATCTTTATCAACGTAAATGTTTTCTCGCAACCAACGGCCAGGATCTTGTTGAAACACAACATCTTTTACGTCAGTAGTAATTACATTTCGGTGTTTAGATGGATCGATATAATTGTAGATATGAATAAATCTTTC